TTGAGCCTGTGCGCCTAGCTGGTTTAATCCCATAGTAGCGCCCCTAAGAATATCTTGCTCATTAGCCCTAATTACTTGCTCAGTATATGGATCCATGTATGGGCTGAGATTAGTCTGAGATAATTGACCAGCGCCAACAATCTGCGCTGATACTGGGTCGGCACCGGCAACCTGTGCTGCGTCATAACCATAAGACTCTGCTTGGGGACCGTAAATTCTGTCAGCCATTATTGGACTAGATATACCTGACACTTTTGCACCAGTGTAGCCTGACATTTTTGCCAACGGGGTCATGATTGAGCTTGGCTGATATCCCATCTCGGTTGCAGTGCCGCGCATCGACTCGGCAAGACCGCCTGACACGCCACCCATAACGCCCAAGTTTTGAAATCTTTGCGCGATCCTGTTTGCTGAATAAGGATCTGCGTATCCAGTGTTACCGCTGTACGCAGGTGTGACTGTGGTCTGCGGTATGTATGAAGGATTAACACCGCCAGCAACCAATAAATTCCTATCAGGAGTTATTGTTTGGCCAAGGGCGTTGGGTGTTACTTGCTGTCCTGGTGAGCCTGCCATATTGAGCCTACATGTATTTGTTTACTGTGTTGATATCATAACCTGTGGCAGCCGCAATATCTTCTGCCGCTATATTATTTAGTTTTGCACCTTGAATATATTTATCTATCTTCTGTTCAGCGGACATTGTTTTCCAATCTGGCATTTGTTTCATTGTTGAAAGCAGGCCCTGCGCAGTGTACGTTGTTTGCTGGGCTGCATTATCAGCGCCGCTAGAGGTAGGGCTATCTGGGCTGAAGTTACTTGCGCCTGTTGCAATATAGTACGCTTGTAGTTGATTCGGATCTGAAAGGTCATACGGGGTGCCATTAAAGAATGTGATGTTTGGATTATTGATATCTAGGGGGGTGTTTGAGTTTCCATTGGTTTGAACAACATTGGTTGGGTTTTCATTGCCTTGATTACCGCTATATGCGTTTACATTGGTTATACCAAAGTTGGGGTTATCTGGGCTGTTTCCTGATTGTGTTGCAATATAGTACCTTCTACGTTGTTCCTCATCTGCAAGGTCATACTGGACCCCACCAAAGTATACGATGCTTGAATTATTTGAGCTGTCGTTACCGCCCTGATTACCGTTGTTTGACCCTTGATTAACGGTGTTGCTATCTTCACCTGTTGGATTGAAGAAACGTCCAGATGTTATCTGATTATATTGTAGCGGCCTTCTAGCTTTTAATTCTGCAACAGCCTGGTCATATAACCCGCCAGATGAATAGGCCTGCAATCCACCAGCAAACTCAGTGGGGTCGCCTAGAGATGATGGCGCTGCGCCTTGCATTCCGAATGCTTTAGCGAACTGATTAGTATTAGCTGCTGCGGCAATCTGTCCTTGACCCATACCGGCAACATCAGGTCCGTAATAAGGGATATACCCTATTCTTGATACCTCCTTGCCCTGCGCCAAGTTAGCCTGGGCTGCGGTTGACAGCCATTGTGGGATTTCTACTTGTGTTGTCTGGCTGCCGCCTTTTCCACCGCTCATATCAGATCTCTTTTGATAAATTAACTAGCTGTAGCTTCCAGCCAAACTTCTCTAATGCCTTGGCCCATCCCCGCCTTCCTGACAGCGTTAGGGCCGAACAGTCCTGCTGCTTTGCCCACTTAATGACATCATCGTGCATATCAGTCAGTTGGTCTAATTCACCGCCTGCAAGAAATATGTGTAACACCTTTTTTCTAGGGTACACCAATATTTCAGTAACTAAGCAGCCTTTTTCTGTAGGCCATAGTTGCATTCTCCCTTCGAGTATAGCATGGAAAACATCATCTATGTTGTGTGTGCCGCCACTATATGCCAGGGCAGCCTCAATCCATTCTTTGCATTTTATTAGATTATCAACCATGTATTCTTGTTACAGACAAAGTCGCCGCTGGTGTGGATGGGGCAAATGCAGTAGAAGGGGCGTTGCTCAAGTATCCACTTGTAGAATCTATAGCAAACATAGCCTCTACATAGTCGTTCTCTTCCAAAGTGAACAAGGCGGCCCTAGATACCACGGTGGTAGCGTTATTTTGGTGCAGAGCTGATTTTATAGTGCTTCCAGTAACGTCTACACCGTTCTTGCGTGGCCAAAACCAAAAATTAACAGTGCTTGATGATGTGGATGCAATCTGTGCTGTAAAGCTCAAAAGGTACTCTCCCGCCTCTGAAAACACTATTCTACTGGCTGGTGTGCCTAATGATATTCCCTTGGCATTTGTAGGAGTGTCAAATGTTAATGGGTATGCAGTATTTACTAGGGCTGCGGTGACGTCTGCAGATATGCCTAAATCAGCATGTCCATCTTCCAGGATAATTTGTACATACTCCCCATCCCTGGATACTACTGGGTACTTCTTGTCCCTGTCCCATAATATAACGCCGTCATCAGACGCTGACTCATCTACTGTCTTTTGCCTTAGCTTTGACCTTATTTGCGCCAGGTACTTGTTAAGGCTATTAGCCCATGTCTGCCAGGTGTTTCCGCCTGGCTGTGGGATGTATTCGCTCAACGCCTACCTCCGGCCACTATTTCTACCCGATTAACACCAACACGCCAATCAGCGAGTCTTTGACCCTCCACCCGCATTCTGACCTGCCTACCTGTGAATCTCATGCTTGTTGGGTTCGACATGGAAAAAGGCCCATGAGATATTTCTGTGTCGTTTGGATAAAACCTAGTCTTAAATGTCACATTAACATCACCCTGGGTTTTTTCGTCAGGAATCATTTCAGTAATACTTGCTACCTGCTCACCACCCCCAATACTAATTGGACCCGACTCCGCAAATGGCGTTAAATTGTCATAAACAAAGCCCTTCTCATGATCGTAAAAATGGTTATCAGATGCTGCAGCATATAACGGGTATCTGAATGCGCCCTGGTCTACACCGGCGGTCCTGTCTAGCTGTCCTATGGACCAGGTGTTTTCTAAATAGTTAAAAGAGACGTACCTATTACACTCTGTCGCGTCCTGGGAGGGATAGAACCACCAGACCTCTGAATACCTAGAATTAGTTACAGCAAAAGCCTTACTTATTTGGGATTCGTTAATATCCGAAAAAACATAATCTGATACGTCTGACTGTATCCTAGAAACAGCACCACCGGAATAGGTGAAGAATGCCTTCTTGCCCATCCATAGTGCGCCAAAATCTGTGTTGGCTACAGCTTTTTTAGATGCTATGCCACAAGATGTCCCAACTCGCTCAAAACCATACACATACGGTGGTCCCTGGTAAGTGGCAGAATGAGCATCTATATCTGTAAGAATCAATGTCTGACCTTTCACTTTAAGTCCGCACATTATATTACCAGCAGTCTGCAGCAAAATGTCTCCAGCTTCGTTGGTCGCTGCAGGCGTCCAATCCGTATTGTTTTCTCTATCACACCACTGGACCTTCCTGGGATCTCCACCGGCGCCGAGAGCGAATACAAATCTCTCATCTGTTACAACAACACCAATATTATTTATCGGCGCATTAGCCAAGAGATCTGCGGCAACTGCTGTATCTATCTGCCACTCGTATATTTTTCCATCATCCGATGAGCATGCAACTAAATACTCACCCCAAGTGTCCAGGGACCAGGTCGTTGCAGGATCTATCGTAGTTATGTCTTGCCTGCCTACGCCGTATTCATCATAGCCATAGGCGCCAGAGCCATAACCTGTGTAGGCATTAGCGTCCTCTCTACCTGCTACAAATCCAGCAGGGGTTATATCATACCTGGTGCCTGAGGCATTGTATGCGTATAGATTTGCATAAGTTCCTGCAGTGACATACCTAACATCATTATTTGTGGTCCAAGTGATTAGCCCTCGGATCTTATTTGATGCCGGGGTGAGAGACCTTCTCTTCCAACCACCAATAGGCTGCATAGTGTTGTCTACCCACCGAACCAGGTTGGAATCACGCCATCTATTTGACTGCTGGAGGTCGGTGCCGTTCCTGTATACACCTGGGGGTATTTCTAATGGTACTAATGCCATATTTTTACCACTTTACCTTGCTGGCCCAATATGCCGCGCTCATCTTGCCTTTAGATATATTTTTAGCGTGCCTGGCTTTAAATGAACTACGCCTGGCTTTTTCCTTTTCTGTTTTAGGGCTACTACCTGCTCCCTTAACTCCCTGCTGCCCAAATCGGATCGTTTTAACCTTATCGCCCTCTTTGGCTACAACAACGTGCGATTTCGTAGGGTGTTTAGGAGTTCTTTTGGGCTTGTTGTACCCACTAACACCTGCCCTTTCTAATTTTGAGTCTTTAGCCATAATTAAATATACAACTCTGGATTTGCATTAACCTGGGCAATAAATCCTATCATTACAAAAACCATTGCGACAGACACCCCAAGACCTAATGCTACCATAACGATATCTTGAACATCTGCTTTTCGCCTTGCAGCAATCCTAGCCTGCTCAAGCTTCCTGGTTTTTAGTATACGTCTTTGTTTTAGCATCTCCCTATATACATCCCCATTATTGGTGTATATAAGAAGCATCTTCAGCTCTTTCTCGTAGGTCTCCATCTTTTTTTTGGCCATTGCAATTTCTAGGGCCTGCTCTTCAATAGATTTACCTGCGATAAGCCTGGCTGTTTTTGATCTTTCCCGACTTGCAACATTAGCTTCTGATATCTGCTCCTGAGCTGTAAAAAACTTACCCAGGGCCGCGCTCATATCATTAAGGTCTTTCCCTCGCTCAATAGCGGTCTTGATAGTTTTATATGCTTTATCAGCCACACCTAGAGCAAGAGTTATTTCACCTATCATGCTATGCGCCTATAGTTATCCAGCCTATAGTGTTGTCTTCCTGATAAGCGTCTTCATCCCAGTATGCCTCACCTTCAGGCTTTGGCAGTGGAGCATTCCAGACAAAGTTAGTGCTGT